CGGGCCGCTGATAAAGCGTGCCGGTGGCTTCTTCCAAGATCACGGTGTCGCCCAACGCCGGCAACAGATCGACCAGCACGCCCGAGCCGTCTTGCGTCGAGGTCAGTGTTGCGATGTCGCCTTGCGCGACCGGCCACTGACTCAGATAGAGCCGCCGCGTCGCCGGATTGACCGGGTTCTGATCGTTAAGCTGATAGAACGTCTCGTGCACGTCGCGGAAGCCAAACACGCGATTGCAGAGCCGGGCGACGACCGCGCTCATGTTGGTGATCAGTTCGGCGACAAGCTCGTCCTTGGTGGTGTCGGTGTCAGCAATGAGCAGCTTCATTTTCATGTCGTCGAGCGACACGAGGTCGATGCTGGTCGGCGGTGTGATTTCGATCAAAATCTGTTGCATCGTTATCGCCCGCTGAGTTCGCGCTCGGCGTCGTACTGTTCGAACATTTTGGCGAACGATATTGCCGGCCCCGTCGAGCCGTCGCTCAGACGCGGGATCACCGTGTAGCCCTCGATCTGATTGGCGACCCATGTCGGCGCGTTCTTGCCGGGCGCGCCGGGCAAGCCGCGATCACCGGGCAGGCCTTTCTCGCCGCGCTTGCCGACCGGGCCCGACTGCCAATTTGGTCCGGGACAACTCCCCGGATTGTCGACCTTCGCCACAAACCAACCATGATCGACGGTGACGACGTCGAGCGCGCGATAGGTCGAATCGGGAACGTAGGTGCCGCGGATCGAGAAGGCGGCGCCGGGCGCGCCGGCCGCGCCGGCTGCGGCGATCAAGCGCCAGTCGTCGCCCGGGCCCGGTTCTTTGGCGGTGTCGCGCCGCGCCTGCCACGTCGAGCCGCCATGCGTGACCAAAGTGCTTTGATAGTGAATGCCTTCCGCCCACGCCTCGACCGCATTGAGCATGCCCTCGGCGCCATCCGCACCGCGCTCGCCGCGCTCGCCCTGCACGCCGATCGGCCCCGGGTCGCCGCGTTCGCCGCGCTCGCCGGGCGGTCCCCGATCGCCGCGCTCGCCGTCACGGCCGGCGGGACCTTGGTCGCCTTTGATTGAGAGGCCCGGGGCACCGTCGCGGCCGGGCTCGCCGCGTTCGCCGCGCTCGCCACGCTCGCCGGGACCGCCGGCCGGGCCGATCGGACCCACGTCGCCGCGCTCGCCACGAGCGCCTTGCTGGCCGGGCTCGCCACGCTCGCCAGCCGCACCCGGGCGGCCGGGCTCGCCATCGCGGCCGGGCTCGCCGGGCGGGCCGCGGTCACCATCTTTGCCGGGAGGTCCGGCCGGTCCCGCGGCGCCGGGCTCCCCGCGCTCCCCGCGCTCGCCGGAAGGCCCGGCCGGACCTCGATCGCCGGGCGGTCCTTGATGACCCGGCGCACCATCCGCGCCGTCACGGCCCGCCTCGCCTGGAGTCCCATCCCGCAACTCCGCAAGACGCGCACCAACATCGGCACGGATCATCGCGCGCAGTTCGACGATTTCGGCGCGCAACACTGCAATCGTTGCTTGGCTTTGCGCCTCGATTAGGGCGAGTTCGCGCGTCCATCTTTGTTTGAGGTCGGCGATGACAACACCGCCGGCTTCCAACAAACCTTCATTGAAGGAGTCGCTGTCGATCGCGCCGTTCGAGTCGTTGGGCTTTTGTGAGCATGATTCTGGCGAGGGCACTAGCTCTTGCATCTTTGTTGCTCCCATTCGCTGGCCCGGCCGCGGGCGGCGCCGAGGGGGCAGACGGGGATGCTGGTATTTTTGTTGTTCCCGGCGCGCTCGTCGGGATGCTTCCGGCTGCAGATAAGGGGACGACTTGCTGCTGCACTCGCGGCTCGTCGCCGTCTTTCACTGAGTTCATGTTTTCGCTATTGCGCGCCTCGTTGGGCGAATAGACGCCGCCTTGCACGCCGCGCACGAGGGCCTCGATGCGATCCTTGTAGGCCGATCGCAACAGCACCTTGGTGTCGAATTCGACATATTCATCGGGCTGGCCCTTGAGGCCGAACACTTGCCCAAACGCTTCTTCGATATGGTTCAAACAAAAGCCGAGGCCCGAGGCGACCCACTGTTGCATCAGCGCCTCGGTCGAGCCGTAGGGCCCCGAGCCGATGCCGAGGATTTGCAACGGCACGCGGAACGCCATCGCGATATCCTGGTCGGACAGTTTTAGGACCTCGGCAAGCTGCGCATCGCGAAACGTCGCCATCGGAATTTGCTGCGGCTTGAGTCCGCCCGTCAGGATCGGCGTGCCGCCGACATTGTCGCCGGTTGTTTGTTCGTTCCAGCGGTCGCGCGCCGCCGACACCTGATCTCTGTCGAGCATCAGATCGGTCGACAGCACGAACCCGGGCTTGGCCTGGTTATTGTAGAACTGGCTGGCCTGGGCGCGGATCGTGGTGCCGGTCATGACGTCGAGATAGGCCGACACCAACGGTGACTCGCCGCGCAACGGATTGCGCAATTGGTCGACGTGCAACTTGATGTGCAGCACGTCGCGCGCCGGCACTGTCGACAGCGGACCATAGCGGTTCTGCACGACCCAATTGCCGCCGAGCGCATAATGCACTTCGCCGTCGCCGTCGATCAGCGCGCGGCAATAGCGATTGTCCATCAGATGCAGTTCGGCGATTTCATAGCGCGCGTTGCGCATGCACAGCGCGTAGGCGTTGCCCTCGTAGTAAAGCTGCCGCACCGCGTTGAGCAGAAAATCCGACATTGTTTGATAGTCGTTCGGCGCGCGCAGAATGCGCGACAGCGCCGACGTCGTAACCCGGTCGCGCCCGCCCTTGCTATTGGCGACCCAATGATCGCCCGGACACATAGCGGTGGTCTGCGAATAGGCCGACAGGCACGCTTCGATGATCGCGAGTTGGCTGCCCATCAGCCACGGCGTGTAGCCGTTCTGCCACCAATTCATCGACTGGCCGACGTCGTTCGGCAGCCAGCCGTGAGTCACCGGCAGATAGTACGGGCCGGGCCGATAGGCGCCCTCGGTCGCCTTGGCGACGACCGAGGACAACATGCGGCCGATGCGATCAAACAAGCCCATTTAGGCCGAGGCCTTCGTGGTGCTCGATGCCGCGGCCATGTCGCGAGTCTTGTACTCGGCAGGCTTGCCCGGGCTCATGTGGCGCGTGGTGTTGCGTTCCTCATTGAGGTCCGGGCCCGAGCCGTCGACTGCAAGCTCGGGATGCAAGCCGAGTTTGATTTGGTCGCACTCGTCTTGCGTCGGTGTCGGCCGGCCCTTCATGCGCTCGGCATACTCTTTCGCCCGCTTCTCGCGATCGGCCTTGTGCTGCGCCATCGCGTCGGGGTTCACGTGTTTCGGTTCGCTTGCCATTTCAGAATCTCCTTATTTGTTTGGTTGGTCTGCGGCGACTAGCCCCACACCACGCCATTCGCCCAAGCGACAACCGGGCGGCGCATGATCCAGTTCGTCATCATGATCAGGCGCAGCGCCAGCGAGTCGGTTTGCCACATCGATTTGACCGGCGTCGCAGGCGACGGCGTGCCGCCCGTGATGTCCTGCGGAGTCGTGTCCTCCATGTGCAGGGTCGCTTGGTCCGAAATCTCCAAGCGCGGGCCTTCCTGGCCCGCCGTGGTGAAATCGGCGGCGTCGACCATGAGCGCCAAGCCCGGCGTCACGGTTGCCGACTCGATCAGTGCCGCCTTGAGCACCCGGCCGCCCGCGGTCATTTCGATGAACGGGAACAGCGGCGTCGCCGCATTCGGCGGCTGGATCAGATCGAGGTCGAGCGTCTGGATCGGATTGACGATCAGCGCCGGCTTGCGGACGTTGCCGTTCGTCAGTCCCAACAGTGCGCCGTAAAGCGCCTTGTAATCGGCGACGAAGTTCGGGAAGCCGGTCCCCGCCGACGACGGGGTGATGCCCGCCTGATAGTTGCGCAGCCCGGGCGGCCGGATCACGGTCGCCGGATTGGCATCAAGCAACACCGTGTCGAGGGAAATCGCGGTGTCCTCAAGCACGGCCTGCCGCAGCAAGCCCTCGATCGCCGGAATCGAGTGCTCGTCCATTTCCTTGGTCCAGGTCGTGATGACGGCCATTTTTTTCGGCGTCAGCGTTTGCGACGCGAACGCACCTTGCCGCACCGGGATCGGCTGGCCTTCACCGACGAATGAGCCGCTGATCGACGGCGTCAAGTTACGAGTCGGGATGATGATGCGACCGGCAGCGCCGAACGTCAGCGACAAACCGAGTTGCGCCAACCGCGGGAACACCGACATGGGCAACAGCACTTGCATGAAGTCGGCATAAATCTGTTGCACCAACTCGGCGGCCCATCCGGTCACCGTCGTCAAAGCCGGCGCGCTCGCCGCCTTCAACGTGTAATCGCAGACGACGCGTGTGACCTCGTCGTCGCCATAGATTTTCTTGCGAATGTCGTCGATCGACTGGCCTTGCGACTTGGAGAACGCACGCACCACGGCCGCGCGGAAAAAGTAATCGAGCGGCTCGGGCTTGGCTTTGGCCCGCAATTGCAGATCACCCGGCATCTTGCTGCCGCCATTGCTCCGGGCATGGCTGCCACTGCCGGCGTCGGTTGCGGTGCCGGCATTGCGCGCCTCGATCGCCTTGAGATTGTTCAAGTTGCGCGAGGCGGATTCGATCTTTGCTGACAGGTCCTCGGTCAGCAGCATTTGTTCCTCGGTCGGCGCCGCGTCATCGATCGTTTCAAGATGCGCCGTAAGCTGATCTTGCAACGCGACGACCAAGCGCTCCGCGTCCTGGATTCGCTTTGTGAGAAGCATGGGCTTACCCGTGTTGCTGGATTTGTTGCGTTCGGCATGCTCGCCGGGTTGCTCCTTCGCTCCGCGCCGTTTGCTGTTGGCATGCTCGCCACGGGTTGCAGCGTTTGCGTCCATGCTGCGGGTGATCTGTTTGCTGGCATGCTCGCCAAAGACCAACCGCACGGTGTCCGCCGAAATGTTGAGAGATTTTGCGACCGCCAGCGCATTCGGATTGGCCGGGATCGCGACCACTGACGTCTCGACAAGCTCGGATTTCAGATAGCGCGTGCCGAACATGCCGAATTTATCGTTGGCGTTGATCGGCTCGAAATCGATCGGCTTAAAGCCGACCGAACTTGCGCGCAGAATGCCGGCCTCGATCAGCCGGCGGATTTCGTCATGCCGCGCCGAGGTGCCTTTCGGCGCCAGCACCAAATGGGCGCGCAGATCGGTGTCGCCCGATCGCAGATTTTCCCATTTGCCGATCGGGAAATCGCGATCGTGGTTGAACAGCGCGATCGGGTTCTTGAGAAAATTCGTGACCTCCCATCCCTTGGGCTCGACGATGTCACCGAACCGATCGGGCGTCGCGTCGCTCAAGACGAATTCGAGCGGATCGTCGCCCTCGGTGGCGCCGCGTTGTTTGATGATGATCGGGCCCGCGGCAGCGCGCTCGCTGTCGAATTCATCCCATGCAAGCTGACAGGCTTCCTCGGCCTGATCGTCGTCCATGTCCTGATCGCCGGTCAGTTCGTCGACGCAACGCTCGATGTAATCGTCATGCGACTCATCCGGGTCGGGATCGGGCGCATAGTCCTGTTTGATTTGGAATTCGCGCACTTGCGCCAGCAGCGGCGCCATTGCCTTTTTGTCGAGCGACGACGGCGGCCCCTTGGCGTCGATTTTACTTTTCCACGCGTCGACGACTCTCGCCCTGATCTTCGCCAGCGCCGCGGCGGCATAGCGCTTGCGCGCCGCCGGCTTACTGAGCGCGACCCATGCCAGCCGGATGAAGTCCGGCGTGTCGAGCCGATAGCGATCGGCATAGTTGCGGGCGCGCCATTCGGCAGCGACGCGGGCGATTTCGGTCTTGGCCCATTCGTCGAGCGTCTTGCCGGCCGGCGGCTTCTCGCCCTTGGCGTCGCGCCAGATCGACAAGCACGCGGCGACCGCCTGATCGTTGTCGCGCTTGCCGTCGCCCATCAGATCGGGAACGCAGCGGCCCATGAAATCCGATTGCGACTCGCCTTTGCGTGGCTTCATCGGCATGGCGATGGCCTCCTATCTGAGCCACAGCGGCGCCGCCGCCGCGTGGCCGATGATGTGAATCGTGGGAATGCCGAACAGCAGCGCGACGATCAGATAGAGGCCGACCAGCGCGACCACGGCGAGATAGAGGCGTTGCACCATGCCCGGCACCGGCCAGCCGAGCAGATTGCCGAACCAAACAATGATGGCGCCGACCAGCACGAGGATCGCCAGCACGATCGCGACGTTGATCAGCCCGAGTATGAGTCCGCTGACGCTCATCAT